CTGGTCCTTTCTTGTTATTGGTTTTTGACTTTCCCTTCGCCATCCTGTTTTGTCGAAGAATGTGATAATTTTGCTTATATATATATTGATCTAAATTGTTTTACTAGTTTCAGTGTGTGTTTGCTATTTGATTATTATTGGTATGTGTATTGGATATGTGAACTCTTCAACGGAGGTGATTTCTTGGTATCTGGGAGTAATGGAATCGTAAAACGTCTCGATCGCTCGCTGCTCATCTGGCGTGATGTCGAATGTTTCAAAGAAGCTTACGCGTGACTCCATAGTCACATCGCCTTTCTTATCCAATCCTTTAGCCATGAATTGCATGCCGCTAACCTCGACATATTCCTTTTTACTCACACGCCGAGCACCCCTGCCCAGCATGTTGTAGAAGCTTTGCAAAATTGGTAGATTCCCCGCCAAGGAGAGCCCACATTCAGCTTTAGCTAACCTGTAGTAGTCGAAATCGTCGATACAATCGATCTTTTTCAACGACAGCAAGTCTTTAGAAATGCTCTTACGCAGATCTCGGACCATGGTATATTCGGTTCCATCATATATTACAAATGATTGACAGAACTCGATCTTGGCAAGTTCATAGATTGGCTCTCCCGGCACGACTTTAAAGCCGAACCTCGCATACCAAGCTTCCACCTGGCTATGCACCTTCTCCATATCTTCTCGCTCAACGAACATTAGATGATCGTCTCCATTATCTATCAGTCTAAAATCCACGTTAAGACCGCTCAGCAATCCCTCAGCCATGGTGCATATCACTATACACATAGCCAAGCTCGTATCACCGTCTCCCGATGACATGCCAAACAATCCTTGCATCACTATTCTACCCTCTCTCGTGTTACCGTACATGCGTTGTACGCTCATTCTTAACGATTCCAGATACATAAGGTCTGGGTCGCTCCCGAAGATTTTCTGGTACCAGCTACGAACGTAAGTTCTGCAATCCATCCCATATGATTGATCAGCATGGCTAGCGTCGAGTGGAATTACCACAGGGTTCTTCAAAGAGTTAAAAGCACTTCTGATGGCCGCCGCCGTTTGCACAGCATTGAGCCCCTTAGTAACG